AAGGCTAGACTATGCTTTGAGTTCTTAACAAAGCATGCACCTGCTAAGTATATTGCTGCACCTACTACATTGCTTGCTCTTACATACTATGAGAAGCATCAAGATGGTAAAGCAGATGAAGCATTGAAACCAGCACTAGCACAAGGTTATTCATTGGCAACACTATTAAGCCGAGTATTCCAAACTAACTGGCCTGTTGGTGCATTCAATAGCATGCGCTTGGAACTACACCCAAGAGTAACAGCAGGTATCTTTGGAGAATCAAATGAGTAGAGGAATCACAGTCAAACTACCAACACATAAGGTAGTCACCGCTTTAGAAGCCAAGTTAGTAACAATTAAAAAAGACTATGCTAACCAAGAAACATATGAAGCCAAGTATCAAAAGGCTTATGTTGCATGGCAAAAAGAACTAACAGACTTTGCCATTGCTAATGTTAAAAAGGCTACTAATTTCCGAACAAACTATCGTGCATGGAACAGCACTCTTAACATTGACTATGATGTTATGGTTGATGAAAAAGATTTACCTGTATGTCCTGAACGCAACTTTGAAAATATGTCATCATATACATACAAAGAAACAGTAGAAGAAATTAGTAATGCTTTATCAATTCTGCGTATGACAGATGAACCAACAGTTAATGCTTCAACAATGAAGCAGATAGCAAAGTATCTTTAATAAGGAGGAACAATGACAGCAACCAAAAACAAATCAGCATGGGTACGTGGTGGCACAGCAGTAGAGGCTACCTCTGCTGCTAGTGCAGCCACACAAGCAGGACTTAACTGGACTGTACGCACAGCACCATTGTTAGCAGAAGCAACGCCCCTAACTATGGATACTAATGGTGTAACACCAGCCACATACATAGATATAACCAAGAAGCAGGCTATTATCCGTGAGGATAACAGCACAGTCATTGGTATTGTTGGTAACAAATACAAAATGGTGCAGAACATGGAAGTATTCAATGCATTAGATACACTAGTAGACTCAGGTGATGCTCGATATACAGCAGCAGGTGAGTTCAATGGTGGCTCTAATATCTGGATGCTACTTGAATTACCGCAAGGTATAGAGGTAGCCAATGACCCACACACTGCATTCCTATTAGTTAAGACATCACATGATGGCTCATCATCAGTAGTAATTAAGCCAGTCATTGAGCGTTTGTTCTGTGCTAATCAAGTCAACGGTTTGATTAGTAACACAGGTAGAAAGTACAATGAGTACACCTACCGCATGACACACACAACTAATCAAGAACTATCGGTCAAAGATATACGCAACATTACTAACCTAACATATACTGCTATAGCAGACTATGAATTGGTTGCTAACAACCTATTGCGTAAGCCAATGACACGAGAAGAAACAGTTAACTTCTTTAAAAAAGTATGGCCTCTACCTACTACAATAGAAGACAAGCCATATGACCTGCTCACTAGAGGTGAGCGCAAGCAACAAACTATTGCTAAAGATGCACGTGCTAAGGCATGGTCTATCTACTCAGAGTCAGAGACTCAAGAGAACATCAGAGGCACGGCCTTTGGTGCATGGCATGCAGTAGTAGAACATGCTGACCACTATGCAACAGGTGGCGCGGAGCGGCTTGCCGCGGCCACCTTGAGTGGACGCAATGACAGAGTAAAGACTAAGGCTTTATCTCTGCTAGTATAGGTTTACCTATCGGGGTAAAGCGCATCAGTACTGTATAGTTTTGTTTATTTCCTATACAGTTGCTGCCTTTCACTGGGTGGTCCCGCCAGTGGCGCACACGGGACATAGTATTGGTACGCATACTGCATAAGCAGCAATAGCGCCAATGAAGGTAAGTCTAGATGGTTAACTCCTTCTCTGGAAAAGACTGTATTGTGGGACCTGTCGCGCAGCACAAGCCTTCAACACCTGAGTATGTGTGTAAACTGCTCATCAAACAACGAGAGGAACACATGAACACAATCCAAGTTACAACCACAGATGGTATAGTAAACTATACTGAAGCAGAAGTGCTGCGTTTTATTGAGAAAGCAAAAGGAATAAATGACCTCAATGACTTACTCAACAAGCAATACAACACTATCCGTAGTATTAAAGAAAACGTCCGTGACTTCTTTAGTGAAGTTGAATGGGAAGACGGTGAGCAAACAGTCAGTAAGTCTGACGTCAATGAGTTACTCGAACGCATGGGCTCACACAAACTTACAAGCAAATACCGTGGCACATTTACTATCACAGGTACATTTGGAATAGAAGCAGAAGATGAGAACGAAGCAGAATCTATGTTCTCAGATAATGTTGATGTTAATTTCTATGAAGGCGACATTGATGTTGACCAAATAGAAGTAATGGATGTAGAAGAAGATAACTAATGGCAGAGTATGTACCTTATAAACCATACAAAGGTACGGCTGGATGGTCAGGCACTGATACATCTAAGGCTCGTGCTATAGATAACATTACATCAGGTCGGGAATTAAATCACCAGGTTACAGCGTTAGCATATTTAAAACTAGCAGCAAACAATGGGCTAACCTGGAAAGAGTTAGCCGAGAAAACAGGCTGGCATCACGGTACTACAAGTGGTGTGCTGTCAGTACTGCATCAGTCAGGTGCTATAGTGCGTGCACTTAAAGCACGCAACAGATGCAAGATATATGTGCATCAAGATTTTAAAGACAACCTGATACATGAGGTGTATAAGAAACGAGAAAAACTTTGTCCGCATTGCGGCAATGACATCAATGCATAGTCCGTCACACTATGCTATGATGAGTGGGTTAGGAGTGGTGGGGTTTTGGTTCTCTCCTTGTTCCCACCCTCCTGACCTATTTAACAAGGGAGAGTTATGTCAGAAGTAGAAGTATCAAGAGATAGATACGGCAGACCTATGGTTGTACCACCTAAGGGTGGTAAGGCTGTAGCCTATACACGTACCACTACAGTTGCAGGTTCATTAGATGATGGCACTGCACTAGTAGCGTGGAAGTTACGCATGGCAGCAGCAGGATTAACGCTGCGCCCTGACTTATTGTTAGCAGCATCAGCACATAGAGATAACAAGTTAGAGATGGATAAGTTAGTAGAAGATGCAATGACAGCAGCAGGTGCAACAGCACAGGCTAACATTGGTACTGCTATCCATACACTGACAGAAAAGTATGACCGAGGTGAAGACCTCGGAGTCATACCAGAAGAGTATGTTGCAGACATACAAGCATACGCAGATGCAACTAAGAAGTTTAAGAACGTGTTCATTGAACAGTTCTGCGTGCTAGATAAGTACAAGATTGCAGGTACACCTGACCGTGTAGTTGAATACAACGGCGAGTTGTACATCTCTGACTTAAAGACTGGTAGTATTTCCTACCCAAACAAAATTGCCATGCAGTTAGCAGTGTATGCACACGGCTTGCCGTATGACCCCGCCACGGCAACCCGTGGTTCTTGGGGTGGTGTTAATCAAGAGAAGGGAATCATTGTCCACCTACCAGCAGGTAGTGGTAAATGTGAACTGCATTTTGTTGATATCAAACAAGGTTGGAAAGGTATAGAGTTAGCAATGAAAGTTCGTACCTTCCGAGACACAAAGAAATCCCTAGTAACATCTATTCAAGGAGAATAAATGCCAAGCACCGAAGCACCAATTAGTATCACAGTTAAAACAACAGCAGGTTCTCTTGTTACTGTCCGCGCCGAAAGCGGCGAAGAACTAGACCAAGTAGTAGCACTATCACTAGCATCAGTATCATCTGCAGTTGCAGAACTAGAAGCAGCGGTACGCGGTGGCAACACAGCAGTACCACCTAACCCACAAGTAGCATCAATTGCTACAGCATTTGGTGGCACAGTTGTAGATTCATTTGATGCAGCACCAGCATTCGTTGCACCATCTATGGGTGCAGGTTCACGCAACTGTCCTCACGGTACAATGACACGCATCCATGGACTAACAGGTAAGTTTGGTCCATACAAGGGATACTTCTGCCCTGCTAAGCAAGGCGACCCAAGTAAGTGTACAACTCAGTACATTAAACAGAACCAAGCAGAGTGGAATAGTTTCCAAGCCGACCAAACAAAGGCATAAATGAAAACATTACGCCGTAGTATTGGCAAGCCTGACGTAGGTGGGGAGCCATTAGCCCCACCATTTCAGGCGTTCCAACGTGAAGGCATTATCTTTCGCCGTGCTGAGGTATCAGTAATTGCTGGTACTCCTGGTGCAGGTAAGTCATCTATTGCATTACATATCGCAGCAAGACTAAAACAACCAACCTTATACTTCTCTGCTGATACTAATGCACACACTATGGCTATGCGTTTACTTGCTATGAAAGCAAAGATAAGTCAAGCGCATGCAGAACATATGCTTAAGACAGAGCCAGCCAAAGCAGAAGAACTCTTGCGAGAGTTTGCTAATCTTTACTGGTCTTTTGAACCTAGCCCTACACTTAATGATTTAGATGCAGAAGTATCTGCATTTGAAACTATGTGGGGTAGAAGTCCTACGCTTATCGTAGTAGATAACCTTATGGACATTGCTGTTGATGGTGGCGAAGAGTTTGCTGCCATGCGACAGGTCATGAAAGAACTCAAGTATCTTGCAAGAGATACCAATGCATGTGTACTAGTGTTACACCATACTAAAGAAGGTGCTCAAGGTTTCCCATGTCAGCCACGCTCAGCGTTGCAAGGCATGGTTAGT